TAGGGAAATGGTTCTTCGGCATATACCTCAGCTGGTGCTTTTCCAGTGTAGTAATTATATCTTTCCAACTTCACTTTATTGTAAGAGTCTCGTGCTCTTTCTCTCAACAAGGTAATAGTATTGTAGATGGTGTAGTATTTGCAATGTAATTGTGGAATCTTCAAACTTTCATCATGAAGATTGTCCGGGTCAATGACGGAATCATTTTCCCACATCGATTGAATTTTATCAAGGTCCATAATAAAAAGTCAAATAATCAGAGAGGTGTTCTTCCGTCTGTCCCTAGTATATCATAAATTGTGTATTTGAACGTAACGTCTGCCGTGAAATAATTGATGTCAGTGTCGGATGCATCAAATTCCAGAGACGAAAGAGCAACTGGAAACAAATCTCTAAACTTTACAATAGCAACGTCTCTAAAATTACTGTTCAATATATGAAGACTTGCATCGCTGAATTGCTGATCAAGAGCACCTTCACCTGAAATCTCATCTGTTGTTAAAGTTTTGAACTGTTGAGTTGTCTCCGGAAACCCAAGACCAGTTAACCAATTATGTATTTTCATATAATTCTCAAGATTTTCATCAACTAAGAATCTGAGAGAAAAATCCCCATAAGTTAATTTTTCTCCAGGAACATCAATGTCCTTGAGATATGATGGTTGAACGGTATTTCCTAATGTTATTTCTGGTATTCTAGCAGAATTGCAGAAAAAAGAAACTTTTGGTTCTTTTGCCAAAGTAAATTTGAATCCAACAGGTGCAAGAAAGTTTCTATTTGATATTTGATTATCAAAAGGTTGTCTAGTCGCCATTATTAACCTCCGTTTCCTCCCCCACCATTACCACCGCCATTGCCGCCACCATTACCATTGCCACCATTCCCACTGCCACCATTTCCATTACCATTCCCACCGTTCCCATTTTTGTTAGAATCTCCGTCACTGTCATCATTATCTCTCGCTGCTAAGTATCCTCTACCACCAACATAGTATCCTTTGGGAATTTTCTTACACTTTTTATCAGTGTAGCAATAGTATTGTCCTGGAGGACATCTTTTTGCGGATGCCTCAGAAATAAACTCACTAAAGTTTTTCATCAGTCAATGATGATTGAATACCATTGCTCACTCATACCCATAATAATATTATTTGCAGATTCTTCATCTTCTGCATAACCCTCATCAATCAAATGTTTAATGAGTTTAGCGTGACGATCCAGTGCTTCTTTATGCTCTCTAGGGGTCGATTTCATTTCAGGAATGCTTTTATTTGTATTTAGACAAAAAAAGACCCCCTTGCGGGGGTCTGTGTTGAACCTTGTAAATCCGATGGATCACATGAGGTTGGTAACTTTAACGCGACGATAATACTTGTTAGAGTTACGGGCGATAACACCAGGGTTATCGAGGGAAGCGCCACGGGCGAAGGGATTAGCGACCATGCCGTAGCGAGTCTTGAATCCGATCTTGGGCTGGAAGGTGTTCTCACCAACGGCACGAACCATTTGGAGAGGAACATAAGGACAGTAGAAGAGTCCAGCGTCATAAGGTGAAGAACCCTTATAACCCATGACGTAATACTGGTTAGCAGCAACGTTGGCAGCATATGGGTCAATGTAGACGCGATACTTGCCTTGGAGGACACCAGCGAAGGTATTGCCGGTATCGTCAACGTTGAGGTTAGCGTTGAGTGCAGGGGTGTAATCGAGAACACCTGCCATGGTGAGTGCAGAAGCAACGTCAGCAGAGCAGAGGATCATGTTACCCTTTCCTCTACGAGTCTGCTGGGCGATGGCGTTAGCATCTCTTTCCATCTGGAAGATGAGACCCTTGAACTTCTCAACAGACCAGCGACCGTTGGAGTCAACGTCCAGGTCGAAAGTACCACCGGTAGCAACGTTAGCCTGAGCACCAGGAACAGCAACGTTATAGATGGTTCTGATGACTTCGCGGTTGATCTCAGCCAGAATCTCAGTAGAGAGAATGTTGGCGAGTTCCGCTTCAGCATTCAGACCATGAATTGCTTTCAAGTCCTGAGCAAGTTCGAGTGAATACTCGGCTTTCAGAGCGCGTGACTTGGCGGTTACGGTGACCTTCTCGATCGAGAAAGCCATTTCGTTGAACTCGTTGCTCGTGCCATCACCAAGTGCTTCAGCATTGGCGGTGGTCATGCCGTTACCTACGTTGTAGGTGGTGGCATCAGCAGTAGCAGGGAAAGTACCGTCAAGAGCACCAGGGTTAGTTCCCTGTTGGTTGGTAGTACCCAAACCAACGGCAGCCTGAGTCATTCCACCGGTCAGGTCGAAGTTGTTATTCTGACCAGAGAATGCGGTATCTGCTTCGTTGTAGAATGCCTCTTCGCCGCTCTGAGTAGCGTAGCGAGAGCGCATTGCAAAAATGAGTCCGGTAGGACCATTCATTGGTTGAACGCCAGCCAGGTCATAGGCGACCAGGTTAGGCATGGAACGTCTGATCAGGGAGATCAGAACGGGATCAAAGTTAGAGATGCCAGAACCAGTAGAGTTGGTTGGAGCAGCTTCTCCGAGGAACTCTTGCTCCTCTTTGATCATTTTTTCTTGGTTCTCCAGAAGAACGGAGGTTACCATTCTCTTATGAGGATCTTTGATTTCTCCAAGACCGTCATGGTTAAGAATAGGTGCCCACTTCTCCTGCAGTTGTTCGGCATTGAACATTTGCATTTGAATTTTACCTCTTAAAATTTTTTGTTTTGTTTGTCGTTAATAATTTAAAAACTCACTTTTTCGAAACTCTATTCAGAGTCTGAAGATATGACTCCATCAAACCAGATACCTCTGGTTGATTTCCGACTTGTGTACCTTCAGAAATATTTTCTGAATGGTTCCTTTGTGTGCTGGAGTTAGCAGAGAAATAAGAATCTCTCAGAGTTTCCAGTTTTTCACGATAGTTAGATTCACTTTCAAACTCAACATTTTCAGCAAGAGAAGCGAGTTTTTCCTTTTGGGAGAGAGCAAGACCCTCTGACACATCCGCAAGGATTACATCGGCAACCGATTCTGACAATCTTTTATTTAAAGCAACGTTCTTGTTGATTTGCTCATTGAGTTTATCTTCCATCTCATCAAGTTTTTCTACCATGCTATGGATGACATCATATTTTTCTTCAGGGATAGTTACATAATGATCTTCAAAAAGTCCTCTCATTCCAGTGAGGAATGATTCGGTCATTTCAGTTTTGAGTCCGTGCTCAACGGCGAGTTGATTTTCAGACATCCACTCGTCAGCAACATACTCAAGATAAGAGTCGGTGCGCTCAGACAATTCTGCCTTGACCGCAGCAATTTCTTCGACGAGAGCCTGTTCATACTCAGACTTCATCTCTTCTTTGATTTCTGCAACCTTAGTTCTAATCGCAGTCTCGAAAATGGTGCGTGCTTTTTCTTGGAATTCTTCGGAGAGTTCTTCACCAGAAATCAGAGCATTGATATCTTCTTCGACATCAATAACTTGCTCTTCCTCGGTGACGACTTCTTCCGATTCTTCGGTAGTTTCGGCAACAACTTCTTCCTCAGTGGTTTCTTCTTCAGAAACTACTTCCTCTTCGGTTGCTTCCTCTTCGGATACAATTTCTTGATCCTCTTCTACTTCAACCTCAGCTTCTTCTTCCTTCATGCCCTTAGCAGTCTCCGCAGGTTTTGCACCTTTGTTAACAACGTCTCTAACTTGCTTAAGAGTCGCACCAGGCGTCTTCAACTTGTTAGAATCGTCATCAGGCTTAGAGTTTTCTGGGGTTGGCCCGCCAAGATCCTCATAAGTTGGAGGTGTACCACCTGTTGTCAACTTAGGCATTGGATCTCCAGGCGCAGCGTTTTTAGTTACTACGTTTTCCATTTCTTGTAAATTGCTACCAACGGACATTTGATTAGACATGATTGTATTAATCTATATTTATTTATAATTTAAAGATTTGAGAGGAAATTATTCCATAAGTGGAGTTTATGCTCCTCAAGTGCTTTTTGATCAACAAGAGTGTTAATTCTCTTCTGAGTCTTCTCTGCGAGTTGTTCGCGAAGGATTCCTCCGTCCCAAACCCACTCTTTTCCTTCCATGATTCCTGATACAAAAGCATCGGGAGCAGAAGGATCGGCAACGATATCAGCAGCAGTTGCTAACATGAAGTCTTCACCAACAACTTTAACTCCATTGTTGTCTTCTTTGATAGAACCAATACCACGAGACGAGACGCCGAGCATTACACCTTCATCAAGAAGTGACTTTGCAATTTTACCCATTGGGGTATCGAGAAGTTGTGCCTTGCCTCTGAAATTATTTCCTTCCTGAACGAGAGAAACAATTTTATGAGAAACACGATCGAGATTTACGGTAGGTCCATCAGGATGACCGAGTTCTCCAAGAGCACGACCTTTTGCAGTGAAGTTTTCATTATATCTTTCAACTTCTTTTGCAAGAGTTGTGACAGGATACATTCTTCCATTACGGTTCTTGATTTCACCTTGAAGGAAAGTTCCTTCAATATACATTTTCTTGTTAGAACCTTTTCCTTCGGTGACAAATTTTACACTCGAAATTTCTTCCGTGATTAACTTCATCATGCTACTCCAGTAATTTGAACTTGTTGAACATATGCTGCTGAAGCAGTTCCTTTTGCTGCCACCTGGAAGACATCTCTCAGTTCACCTTCACCATCAGTGATTGGTCCTACAGTTGATGTATTATGTGCAAGAGTAAGTCTTGTGCTGAAATATCCAGCATCTCCATTAGAATTTCTACTGAAAGATCCATTTTGTATGGAGAGAACAGTAAGTCCAATTCCAGAAGTGCCACCATTAGCACCTGCAGGAACAATTCCGGTCAACTGAACTTTATCTCCAACTTCAAAAGGACTTCCACTTCCTCCGGGGAAATCAATAATTGTTGTTGTTCCTGTTGTGACACCAACAACTTTTTGTGACTTTGGTCTGCCGATACTTAATGTCACTGTTCCACCAGATGGGACAAAGTAATCAGAATTTGCGGCAGTGGGATCAATTCCAACTGCTAAATGTGCATCTCCACCGACTACATGTACTCTTACAGTATCGGTAAAATGAGTCATGATACCAGATGTGGCCGATGCTGTAGCAACGGCAAAAGATACCCCGCTTCCTACCGGTTTATGTGCCATTATTCTTGATCCTCAGATGATGATTGGTCTTCAGGTTCTACTTCATCAAACATGGAAGAAGCAACAGTTGGTTTTAAATTATCAATTCTTTCAGAAGCTTTAGCATACAAAATGTCTTTGATTTTGTCGCTCACTTCTGTTGCTGATGAATCAACAGCAATCAAATCTACAAGTTCTTCCATAAAATTTAATATAAGTCCTATTCTTTATTTATATCTCAGCCTTTTTGGTATCCTTTTGCACTTGTGCATCGGTTATTCCACCATCAATCTCTGGCTCCATGGGAACATCGCCCATCATTCCCATATCTCCACCTTCACCCTCTGCTGGCAAAGGTTCTCCTGTAATCGGATCAACTGCATTGGGATCTGGAATAATTCCTGCTTCAATTTCTTGTTGAATTTGTTCATCTATTTCAATAATCTCCGCATCAGTTTGACGAAGAATTTTCTTACGAACATACTCGGAGGAATAGTATTTACCGATATAAGGTTCAATGGTTGCAAGCGTTCCCAGACGCTCATTCATCATTTCAGTTTCTTTTAATTCTGCAAACTGATTATCATATAAGAAGTCATATTGGATATGATCTCTAATTTCTTCCCAATCTTCTGGTGTGATAATATTTTTTAGAACCAGTTGAGTCTTCAACATGTCATTGAACATGTTTGCAAAACGCTTTCTCAAACGACCGACAAACTTAGAAAACTTAAGTTCGTCTCTCAGAATCTCGGAAGAACGACCAAGGTTAAAACCACCATCGGCAGCGATTCTAGATTCAGGAACGCCAAGTGCTCTGTAAAGTTTCTTCTGGAAATATTCGATGTCTGAGAGTTCTCCCAGATTCTGTCCACCGGGCAGGGTGGTGATCTCAGTTCCGCGACCACCTTCTCTACGAGGTAACCAGAAATCCTCCATCATGGACATGAACTTACGATCATCACGGATTTCGCCCGTGTTTGCATCATAAACCAGTTTATTTCTGTAGCGAGACATGACCTCTTTGAGGTATTGCTCTGCTTTTACCTTTGGAAGATTACCAACATCAATATAGAAAATACGACGCTCTGGTGCTCTGGATAATCTGTAGATAACCAGAGAATCCTCAATCATTCTGAGTTGATTGAGTGCCTTGATTGCTTTGTGAAGATATGAAAGAACTGTTCCTTTGTTACGATCTACGAGTCCTGAGGTAACATAAGTGACAGAATCCTTTGCAATCTTGACTCCTTTAGCACCACCGCCACCGGTCATGGCATTAGATGGATAATTTGGTTTTGGAGTATATACGAAATATTCCTCAATCTCTGGAGACAATACTTTCGAAGCATCTCCGTCTCTGTTTGATTGTAAGGTTATAGAAGTTTTCTTATCAGGTTTTTTCTCCTGACGAACAAACTTCATTTTCATTGGATCAATATATCTTAAATCTTTGATCCCCTCTTCTGGTTTTTGAACATCAATTACTTTTAAGTAATAGAGTCTTCCATCAACATACCAATTCCTAAAAATTTCATGGGACTTCGAATCAAAGTCCATTATTTCTTTAATTGTTTTAAATTCTTCTCTGATTGCCTTCTTTAACTTATCACTGGCATTTAAGTTTGTAAGTTCAATTTCAATCGGTGAATCATAAAGATCACTAACGATTGCTTCATTGATAACATCTTCAATGGCACCGTCCGCTTCCGGATGCAGTGCCATTTCTCGATATCTTTTTATCAATTCAGACTCAGTTCTATAAGCACCTTCAATATCTACATAAGAACCATAAAAACTGCTTGCAACAAAGTTATCAACCCCGTCCTCATTATTAGGAGGAACGGGGGAAACTATGGAAGCAGATTTTTTTTCTTTGTCCCCAATAGAAAAACCAAAAAGTCTGGCCATATTATAGTTAGTTTACTCGTTTTGACTATTTAGCTGATATCTCTATCTGATATCTTCACCACCTGCTGCTGGAGAAGTTCCTCTATATGCTTCCCACCACTGAACTTGCATTTCTACTGTAAATTCTTCGATGGTGTCAGTTGTTTCATAACTTACGTCAATTGTGGAAACATTAGTTGGGAAAATATCCCAGAACTTATAAGATCTGAGAACAGAACCATCACGGTCAAGTTGCTTGACTGTAGCATCCTTCTGGTATGCTTCGGGATCTACAACACCAGTTCCATCAGACATTTTGTTGATGGTGTTCATCCATTTTTCGAAAGCAGAACGGAGGACAAAATCAGTGTCAT